TTCTTTTTCTTTTTTATCATAAATTCCATAATTATAACCACTTTTGAACCCTTTACTTATACCAGTTAAATAATGATATTCATCAAGTATCCTTTTAGCTTCTTGTTTATTAACTTTTATTATGTTAAAATTCTCTTTACTCATACTGCTTCATTCTCCAGTCCATACTCTCTCCTACATGATGTCATGTTCCCGCAATACACGGAAAACATCTTTTTCTGATAGTTTCAGCCTACCACTGATTTCCTTGATTGTCAACACCTCACCAAGCTCCAATATGCGGTCGAGCTTTTTTTGCGGAATCTGCTTTTTCTTCTCGTGACTCTTGTGCAAAGGACAACTCGCCTTCATGCAGTGCCATGTCTCTTTCTTCCTGTCGTAGTAGAGCGTCTGACCACATTCACACTTCCTCACTGTCAGCACCCAACTCTCCGGTATCCTGTCGTCATCAACAATGTGGTAGTATCTGTCCATCATAAGTCATCATCCTCGTCATATGCTCCCCATGACCACTCACTCATGGTATGCACGGTAAAGTCCTTGTGCTTCTCCAACTGCTTGTAAATCTTCAACTCCACCGAGTCCTGTGCTATCAGCCAGTGATATTGGCATTTCCTCGGATTCACAGCGGTCTTGATTCTGGCCCTCGCCTGCTCCATCATCGTGGTGGAGAGCGATGGTTCATAGAACACCATATGACGAGCGGTGTAGAGGTCGATGCCTGCGTTGGCTGTGGCATACTGACACACGATGGCACGCATATGGTCATGCTCTTGGAACCACTTCCATATCTCCTTGTCGGGCTGGTCTCCGTCCAGCACCACGTGGGGTAGCTCGTGCTTCCTCAACTCCTGTACCACACTGCGGATTGACTGCTTGAACTCACAGAATATGACAATCTTCTCATCACCTATCTCATCGAGCAATTCACCGAACGCAAAACGCTTGGTGTCGGCTATGACATGGGTCTCTCCCTGTTCATCAATGATGAAACCACTTGCCACCTGTCGCATCTTCATCAGCTTGACAGCGGGATTGTCGATAATCATGTCGTATTCCTTCACATACCCCTTGCGAACACCGCTCTGGATGAATAAGTTGGGTCTCGGGCAGATTACGATATTATCCGGTGGGTCGGTAGGCATGTCAGCCACATCATCGAGGGTCAGTGAGGATACGTAGGGCTTGACACGCTCAAGCAGTTCCTCCTTGTTCCTGTATCCCGTGACTATACGGATGAAGGTGCCGGGAAGCTGGCGTGTCTTGCAGTACCGTGCCTCGAACTCCCTGTAGGGGCCGAAGAAACCGGGGAACATGAACTCCATCTGCGCCCACAAGTCCTCAAGCCTTCCTTGTCCAAGTGGTGTACCTGTAAGGAGATAGCGGAACTTTGAGCGTGTTGCATACTTCATGCAAAACTTGCTCTGCTTGCTCTGTCTCCTTGCAATCTTGTGGGACTCATCCAAGACCACGATGTCGAAGTGCCTGTCGTACTCCTTGCGTCTCCATACCTTCTCGTAATTGATGAGGGTAATCTTGTCACACGCTTCCCTCCTCTTGCCTTTCATCTTGTTGATGTCACGTTTCCATGCGCCGAGTGCAGACTTGGGAGCGATGACAATGGCGTCCTTGGCCTTACCCTGCATGATGAGGTTACTCATATGAAGCACCATCGGGAGGGTTTTCATGACACGCATCGACCAAAACAGGGCGAAACTGTCATGTTCCGACAGTGTCCCCAATATTCTTTCTTGGTGTGGGAACAGTTCCATCACTCAACCTCCGTTATATCGCCATCAGTGAAACCCAATACCCCATAACCCGGATACCTCACAACATGCGTGTACCATCCTACACGGTAATCGTACCCCATGTAAGGCACAATCTCAATCAAATCTGGATTGATGGCTGTTGTTTCGTCTGTACATACCATGGCTATATCTTCTTTCGATGATACGAGTATTGCCGTGTTCATGGAGTCTACCAACGACCCCCTATGCTTTCTGAATATAACTGTTTTCATTTACCCGCTCCTTCATATTTTTCTTTCCACTTCTTTTCAGCTTCATCCCAAGGATTAGGACGTATTACTACTCCACCTGTTAAATCTTGCAGTAGTTCTTGCGCCCTTTTCATATCACCATCACTATACAGCAATGCTTTTTTACAATACATCAGACCACAACCTGTGATATTACTCAAATCTTTTATGTTTTTAATTGATGGTGTTGGGCACCCCATCTGAACATTACCTATCATGCCTGCTCCTTTTTTTTTGCTTCAATAATTCTTTCTTTAGCAATCTGAAAATAACCATCATCTAACTCTATACCTATAAAGTTTCTACCTGTCTGTTTGCAAGCAACACCAGTTGTGCCTGAACCCATAGTAAAGTCAAGTACAGTCTCACCTTCATTGGTGTAAGTTTTAATTAGGTACTCCATTAAAGGTACTGGTTTTTGAGTGGGGTGCTGAGTATTTCCATTCATGGAATTAAACTTTAATATTTCGTGAGGATAATTTTCATATTCTTGAATGTATGGTTTATTGCTCAACCCTCCTGATACCGTAGAAGTTTTATTATTTTTGCCTCTCAAACAGTCACTGTTTGAGTTTTTCATTACTTTTTCTACTTTTATTAATCCTTGTGGATTGTATAAGCATTGTTTATTATAAAAGATAGATATATTTTCTACTTTCTTCATAGGTCTTTTTTTAGCATTTAGATGACCTGTCTTATGATGCTTCTCCCACACCCAATCATATTTATAATTTTTGATATTTGACATTCTCAAAGCACTTGAGAATGGCTCACTCCCAAATAACACTATCGCACCATTAGGTTTAATAAGTTTATTCAATCTCTCCCACATTGCATCAAATGGAATTACACTATCCCATTTACAAGCAGTTGTACCATAAGGTGGGTCTGTGATTATTGCGTCAACAGTTATACCTTCTGTAATGAGTTTGTCCATCTCCGCTAAACACTCACCTCTAATTATTTTAATCATGCCTCCTCCTTTTTCACAATCGTAAATCTTCCGGCTTTCTCGACCTTGTTCATCAGTCCCATTCCCTTGTATCCCCTCTTGCCCTTGATACGATTGGAATACTGTATACGCAATTCCTCAGCATTCTCCTTGAGGTAATTTGATACCGTCCTCATTGCCAAGGGTTTGAGAGCGTTCAACTCACACCATCGAGTGTATGCCTCGTAGAAGTCACCGCTGGCAACCTCCTCGTCCTCGTCAAACACGACATTATCCGTGTCCTGTATGAAAGGAATCAGACTGTTGCCGTCCTCCTGTGCTTCCTTGAGAGCCAACTCGGTGCGCTCACTTGTGGTAAACTCCCATCCTTGAATCATCAGACGTTGGAGGCCCTTCAAGGCCCAATTAAGGACACCCTCAAGCTCGTTGTCGGTAATCTTCTTGCCGAACAACTTATCATCCTTGCGGTTCTTGTCACGCTCCTTGCACTTGAGCAACAAGAGTCTCCTGTAGAACCCATCAGTATGGTCATAACACGCTTCCAAGGACTTGTTGCCACTCGCTAGGATACGTGCATATGGCTGTATTTCATAATGCTGTTGCCCCTTGCGCTCAACGAGGACAGGGATGTTCGCTGTCACGAGCTTCTTGAATGTGCCCGTATCAGTCAGTGCACCACTCTGGAGGTCATCATCGTAGAACACGAGCTTGTTCTCAAGCTGTGCGAGCATGAAGCGGTTTTCCTGCAATTTATGCAACTCCCCCTGCACCATCGAGGTGTGGAAGAGAGCGTGCATAACCTCCCCGATGACTGACTTGCCCTCACGACCCTTGCCGATGATGATGAGGGACTTCTGTGCCACCGTGGTTGGTACAAGACAATACCCGATGTACTCCTGCAAGGTAAGGATGTCCTCGTCATGCAACAACTGATGAAGAAAACTGTCCCATCGAGGACACTCAGCGTTGGGATTGTAATCCACACTCAGCCTGTTGAGGGTGAAGCCCATGCTGACCTCATAGATACCTGTCTCGTCCACCTTGAGGGCCTTGTTGTGCAGGTTCACGATGTCATGCTGGAGCGGTGGTGGCTGGAAGAAACACTCGTTCTTGAGTGAATCGAACAGGGCATTCACCTTCCTTGACAGGGACGAGGGCACATAGGGTTTCACAAGGTTCTGTATGTCGCTCTTGATGCTGTCATCGGGCACATGACCCTGCTCATCGTAGAACACGCTGTTGATGCAGTAAAGCTCATGCTTGCCCTTGTACCACTCCACAAAGAGTCCATCATCGATTGCAGGGCCTTTTTCCGTGATGGTGAGCCACTCGGGGTCTCCCTCGTCAACCGTGACCTTGTTCTTGCCAATCTTGTCAACGGCCCAATCAATGATGTGCTTGATTTCATCCTCGTTGGTGATGGGTGGTTGGCACAAACGCTTGTTGGTCTCCCTCACCGACCCCGCAAGCTCGGTTTCACCAATGCCCTTCTTCGTAGCCAATGAACACGCATAGGACAGCAATGTCGCATGACGCATACCGGAAGGGATGGTGGCAGGGAGCTTGAAAGCCTTGGGAGGAATACGAATCTTGCCGATGGTGGTGTCGTCCACCTCACCACAGATGAACTGCTTCCAAATCTTGGGAAGTGTCGCAATCTTGGTTTCCCAAGGGGAACGAATCCACGTATAGGAGCCTTTCGTCCCCACACTCGGATACACCACCACTTGGTTCCCATCGGCACGGATGTCCACGTTGTCGAGGATGCCTATCTTCCCCTTGATGTTCTCAACGCCAGTAGGATATTTGAAGAAGAGGTGCAATCCTCCATTCTGTGTCCTTGCTGTCACGGTCTCTGGAAGATAGGCACCAGTCTTGGACTCGAAATCGGCTATGCTCTCACGACCGTCACCGTTCTTGGTATCGATGTCAATGACAAGGATACCAGAGGTCTTACCCGTGACGATGCCGATGTTCAAATCCTTGCCCTCGAACCAACCCTCCAACACACTCGGATTGTCTGAGGCATTGTTCACCCAATCGGGAATGATAGGGTTCTTCCCTGCCTTTGCGACAGGGATTACCTTGAGGTGTTTCTTGGCATACTTGTTTGCAATGTCAAGCAATAATGACACGATTCTCCCCCTCTGCACCGAGCATGTCCATTATGTCCTTCGGCCTGTTCCATTCCATGATTGCATATCTTTCACGAGGATAATGCCCGCTCGTCTTGCCACACTTCGGACATTCCACTTGATAACCGTCATCATCGAGTACAACCTCGGGCCAATGACCACATACACATCTGTTCGCTTTTCGCATGATAAACCTTCCGTTTCAGAAATGTCCCACCGCTACGAGTGAGATTGGAACCTTATTATAACCGATTCCGTTGGATTAATCAAGAGCATTTTTATTCTTGACAAACGTATGAAAAACTGTTAGAATAACACCATGAACAAGATAATTCATTACGAACACGGAGAAACAGGTATAGAACTCACCATTATCGCCAATACCATTAGGAATGGCGAAATCGAGATAGAGGCCATCATCCACAAGGGGGAAGACATCCTACCCATCGTGGGGGATGACCTGCGTGTCGACATTGAGCTATACTGCGGTGACGTACTAATCGACTGACTCAGTATAGAGTCTGAAAGAGCGAATCTGCTTCTGCGTGAACTTAACCCTGTGCCCTTCGCACTCACGGATTACACTGACGTCCCCTGTCATCTGTTGTAATGCAACACGTTTTTCCATGCAGGCACGCTGTATCTCGTATGGGTCGATGTTCTTGATATACTGACGCTCGGAACCTCCCTTGAAGGTGAATTTTCCCAATCTGTAGACTCCCTGCTTCTTCATTATTTCCCCTTCTGCCACACTGCCACTATGAAACCGACAAGGCCGAGGCCTGTCAGAATGACCAACGGCAGACAAATCTGAAAACTAGTCAGTGACTTGACCCCGACAGCATCAAGCACGAACAACACCAACGTCCAAATCATAGACCAATGGAATAACCACATACACCTACCTCACTTTGTTTCAACTCTCGAATACCACATGCTTTTGCCACCAATCCTTCCACGAACGCACCCTTGCTTGTCGTGGTATCATTCACATAGAAAATAGCATCACAGGTCAATAATAGGCGAATATCGCGTTTTATGTAATCCTCGTATCTTTTTTCCTGCGGAAAGGAAGCCGGATTTACCACCTCGTATCCACATTGCTTGAGATACTTCTCCCATAGCTCGAATGCTACCAGATAATCCGGTTCATTGGTGATGGAACCACTCAGATATACTTTCATGCTCGCTCCTCGTGGATGTGTCCACACACGGTGCACCAGTCACAAATCACACTGTCCCTTGGGTAGGTATCGAGAGAATCTTCCTCAACCTCGTGTCCGAGTGGTGCGAACATGTATTCACTCTCACTTCCCAATGGGCCACCACAGAATGCTCCCTTGACAAAACGAACCTCATACAAATCCGTCTTGACTCCGTTGGCGTAATAAATGTCACCCTCGTACATTTCATTGCCTTGTGAATCAAAAAGACCGCTGGAACGCTCGAGGATGTGTTCCTTATCCAATTCAATGGACGTATTGCCACCACATCTTCCAAATGTCGATACAATGACCTTATTGGTTCCCAAATGCCAAGAACGCACATCCAAATATTCATCCATGTCATTCATCCATACTCTCAATTTCATTTCTGTTCTCTCCTCCATTTCATAATCATCGCCTGTTCCTCGGGTGACTCCGCTGTACTCAACCAATAGTAGTCCTCCCAAGCCTTCTTCTGCTCACTCGGTGACAGTGTGCTGACCCAATGGTCGAACCACACAAATGCCACGAACTGTACCACAATCATGAGCAATGCCACCACAATGCCTGCCATAATCGCCACTACCATATTCCCACCTCATCAATGATGCGGTCAAGCTCCTTGAACAATGCCTCCTGTGTCCCATAGCCATTATTGACTATCTCGTAATCAGCGGAAATCCTGTCAATCTCCTGCTCACTCGCATGGGTATCCTCTGGACTTCTATCCGACTTGAGACGGATGATGATGTCAAACGGGATACGCTGTGACTCATTGACGAAACGAAGGTCGGTGAGCACATAATTACCCCTTGGTTGTTGGTCGTACCAACGCACGAACGAGCGAATCCAGATGTCCTCACCACACACATGCGCAAAGCCGGGGATGTGATTCCCCAAATCATATTTCATCAGTTCCGTACCGAACACCTGCATGAGTTGCCTCGGGGAGAAACCGAAGAGTGGGTCTACCACCTCCTTGAGGTCGCCCTCCATGTGTCGCTCATCCCATCCGAACCACTCCTTGAACGATTCCTTGAAGATTGCAAGGGGTCTTGCTTTCGTAAAGCCATACGTGTCGTGAAGATAGAACCCTGCTGTGTCCTTTCCGCTCCGCTTCTTGCCTGTGATTCCTATTAACATGTCCCTCCCTCCAAAAGCTCTGGGTTGTCGTGAATATTGCCGATGACTTCTAGCATTGAGGAGTCCCACGTGTTGCCAATGATATAACCCTGCAAAGTCCAACAAGCTATATCTTCTCTCCATTTCACGACCGCATTAGCAAAATCCTCGATTCTTACAATATCCCCTTCAAAAATCTTGTTGCCGTTCTTATCCAGAAGTCCGATGAACTGCCCTACTGTTTCTGGGATAACCTCATACCGCACAATCCCTTCAATTTCTCCATCATCCTCAACTTCCCAACGAATGAATTTTTGTCCAGTCATAGAACTGAATAAAGAGCCATAACCCCACTTCCCGTCTTTAACACGCTTCCCACGAAAAATAATATCTCTCATTTCTTTTCTCCTTATTGCTTGCTGTTCCAATTATCGATACCCGAGTCTTCTTTCATTTCCTATCCCCAACCATCATGGCCATTATGACCAATACGCTCAACGGAATGTTCAGACCTTCCGGAAATGCCACCGCTGTGAATGCGTATCCGAAACTGAACAAGGTGAACACTATCGCATATATCACATTGCCTCCAACTGGTCGTACAGACCATCGATAACATCCTCGTGCAACACATCGTACAAATTAGGAGTATCCCCTATCTTGATGGTGTGGATGGTGGTTTCACTACGCTCATTCTTATCGTCATTGTCCCAACTGAACACCACATCGAACACAATCCCGTCCTGCTCCAATGAAATATGTTCCTTATCCTTTCCCATGATTTTTTTCTCCTGTCTATGATTACCGTATCATATAATACCCTTGATGTCAACCTCTTTCTTGATGTCCTCGAAGAGTATCGGCATCTTCTCGTAGAATTGCCCGAAGAGCATTCCTGCCAACTCCTGTATCTGTGGGTGTGGCCTGCCTGTGCTCCCTGCATAGCGGAGACGGAAGAAGTGACGCCACTGTCTCAGATTATACGTCACCACCAGCCTGCTCGCTGTACAGAGCGGTAGGGCGTCCCTTGCGAGTTCCTTGGGAACCCCCTGTTCCAAGAGACCGTTGTAGATTGAGTCCAGCCAACCAGCCATGTCCGGCCTGTCGAATGAGGGTATCATTTCCACCTCGTCATACTCAACATACCTCGTACTCTCATGGGTGTAGGAACCAATCCTATGCCTTGTTATCTCTTGTGCAATCGCCCTGTTGACCGTGAGATATGCCGTGACCGATACGTGCTCCAACACCGATTCGTGCCCTCTTGAGATAAGGCCACGCAAGAATCCCTTGTATGAATCATCGGTAATCTTGTCTTCGGAGCGATAACATACACGGCCTATCCTCTCAATTTTCTTCATTGCTTCAACCGGATTGAAATCCTCCAATTCCGCTTTCTGGGGTACAATCATAGAATACCCCCTGCAAGGTGCAACATATCTATGTGTGCGAACAAGTCCTCAAGGCGTTCGGTCTCGTAAAACACCCCTATATTGTCCATGATTACCCATACCATCTTCCCATCGGTAAACCTTACCAATGCCACGTAAGATGTTGCAAGAGCAGGAATTATCATTTCCAATTTCTTATCCCACTGTAAATATCTCGTGTATCCTTTCTCAACATACACCTCCGCTGTCTCATTCTTTGCATCGGGTTCGATACCCTGTTCCCAAGGCCATCCCTTGGTCAATGTGTGCTCAAACATGTTTCCTCCTATTAATCCTGCAATGTAAGCAATATCTTGACGAGAACGTCAATGTCAGCATCAAAAAGCTCACTGTCTTCATCCGTACGTATCCCATGGTCTTCGCAAAGGTCTAAAACATGGTCACAGAAGTCATAGTAGTCCTCGCACATATTGAATGGCGGATATTTCTCCAATAAATCGAGATTTTCTCTCGTTTGCCAATCGCTCATGCTTCCTCCCATCCGTCGGGATATGTTATTGAAAGGCGAGGCCAGCATCCATAAGTGTCTACGAGGTGCCGAGGGATTTCAAAACGTTGATTGTGCGGATTGTACCACCATCCTTCTTCTTCAGAGTAACGGACAGGACTACTGTAATGTGCTTTCACCTTACCATCCCTATCAAGTGTCACTGGTGCACCAAGAAAATTGGCCCACTCTTGCATACTCATTTTACCGATTCCACTCATCAGCCTGTCGTAGGCTTCGGCTTTGGCTCTTGCTTTTATAAGCTCCGATTCTAAATATCTGGTATACCCAATAGGATTAGATTCCCAGTTTACGATTGAGTCAATTTTTATTTCGTACTCAATCATTAAGTCAGTCTTTTCCATCTTCATTCTCCTTCTGGTGCTATGGGGATAGGCAACCAGTAATCAACCTTTCCCTCAACGATTGCCACCGATGAATAGTCATCCCAGTTGTCAATCAGCTCGTACCAACCTTCCTTGAGGTACCACTCATCCTTTTCCTCACAGTATTCCACGCATAACTCATCATACTCGCCAGCCTCTTCCTCATATTGTCTCACATAGACCGCCCTGACACGCCTACGCTTGCCATATCGGTTCAGATAAGTGGCGAGTACGGTCTTTTCCTTCTCTGGCAGGCCTTCGCTCAATGGTCTCCAGCGAAGTTGGTCTTTTAGTTGAGCATTTTCTGCTTGGAGTTCTTTGCACCGTTCTTGTGTATCCTTGAGCATATTTCGCAATATCCTAGGGTTATCCATACAATTTTCTGAAAGTTCCTTGAATCGTTTGATTCCGTTAGCCATTTTTATTCTCCTCTTTATTTTCATCACATTGGTCCCATTCTTCCCAAGGTCAAGGATTTGAAATATTCTTATGGTCTTCTTGATATAGAAAGATGAGAATTAATAGAAAAAGGACTATTACAAAAATCATTTTCTTTCTCCTTCTGGTGTTAGTGGAATGGGTAGCCAGTGCGTGATAGTGACAGCAATCCCTCTTAGGTAAAAGCCACCATTGTAAAAAAATACCACGTCAAAATATTTAGTCTTTTGATTGTAACCAAAGACAAACTGCCTTTCTTTCGGTTTCTCGCTCACTGGTCGCCAGCGGAGTTGTTCTTTGAGTGCAGATATTTCATCACACTGATTGCGGATAAGTTCTAGGAACGCTTCGATTGCCTCGTCAGCAATGTTGGCTTTGGCTTCCAGCCATGCTATGTAATCCATGCTATAGTCGTAAGGACCTAGCTTCGGATAGCTCTTTTGTTCCAATGCCTGCCCCCCAGACATGAACTTCACGATTGCAGACTGCTTGCCAGTTTCCTTCTCAAACCGCTTCATCATTTCAGTTTTTCCCATTTTTCAATTCCTTATAGTAATCAATCATTTTGTTATAGATAGCAAAGAACGCATCGGCAATTTTCCCTACATCATCAACAGTAAATTTGGCTCCCCTCCCTGCGTACAGTTGTTCCAAAGGCTTCACTCCTTCTTCAAGAATCGAAACCACCTTTTCATAAATCTCATTGCTTTCTTCCATCTTCTTCCTCCTCAAATATCGGCTTACCTAGATACGTCATATCTTTTTTGTATTGTTGGACAGGGGTGAACGGACACAATCTACTCATAAACTCGTGATTCAATAAATAATTAATCAGTCCATTCTCCAACGCTTCACTGGTAATGCCCTTACAAGCATTGAGACACGTCACAACCCTCTCATCCTCTTTTTCTGTGAACAAACTATACCTCTTGTATTGTGTGTTATGCACAAAATAGCTGTATGAGTCCTTCATTATCATGATATGGAGGTTCCCTTTCTCGTCACACATGACTCCCGAGACCTCATAGTAATAATTCGTAAGCCCATACTTGTCCACCAACTCCAATCGCATCATGTCTCATTCTCCTTGCCTAGGATACGGAATCCCACCCCGTCCGCTGTGGTCTTGTCCATCATCGCATAACGGTAGATGGTCGTGTGGTGGTATCCCGTCTTTCTCGATGCCTCCGTGATGCCCTTGCAGACCATCAGAGGCTTCCCATCCTGCAACACCTCCACAAGAACACGTGGTGCACCGGGCTTGCGGGTGGCCAACTTGAGATAACCACCCTTGTTCAGCCACCTTATTGCAAGCTGGCCCACGGTCTTGCCTTCCTCATCGGGAAATGGCAGTCCATCCCTTGCCTCTGGAGGGAGGTCAAATCCCTCCAGCAACTGCAAGACTTCTTCCAACCGGCTCATAAGAACTCCACGGTTACAGTCTCGTTCTCGAACCTGTCCTTGTGGCAACCATCGAAGTAGAATGTACATGCCACTTCTTCCCAACGATGATTGCGTATGGTCATAATCACCATTTCGGGGAAGACCGAACATCGGACATCTGCCTCTCCAACAAAATTGACAAACTCCCCTTTCAAACCAATCATTGCCTTGAAGGTCAAGGTATCCCATTTGTCATCCTTATCCATTACCTCTTCGACCTTACCCTTGCTTTCCAACCACTTTACTACTTGTTCTCTTTTCATCGTTTTCTCCTTGTCTATACAGTATCATATCATGATTGCTTCGTCAACACTTTTTTCAGTTTTTCTGCTGATTCCCTCGGTACCCGTATCGGATTGAACAGCGAGCAGACTTCTATCTCATTGGTAGTGAATGCGTAGTACACCTGTCCATATGACTTACCCAATTCCTCTGCCAATTCCTCCAACGTGGTGTAATCGGTCGTCACCCGATAGAATTGCTCAATGTCCTCTATCTCTTCCAACGAGAACTCCCGCTTCGAGCGCACGTTCACTTGATAAGGGTGCAGGACATTCTTCTTCACCAACTTATCAATCTGCCTGTCCGTGCATCCCCATCGTTCACATAGTTCCTTGATTCTCATACTTCCTCCCTTAAAATACCTCAGCAATAATGATTGCAAACATTCCCACAAATCCAACTGCCACGCCAATGGACCCCAACGCTCCTAATATAAAAGCCAAACTCGTTTCCAAACACCCATCAACCATCATTACGTCACACATAATTGCGCCACCGATGAAACCAATAACCACCAAACCTATAATTGCAAGTACTGTCATACTTCCTCCTTCACACCACCGTCAGAATCTTTCTTCTGTCAAATTTCATCTGATTACTCCTTCGATGGTGATATGATTGCCTTCCACTTTTGCGGACATGGCAAGGATACCAACTGCATTCAACGCTTTGGACAATTCAAGATAAATATCGCACTGTACTTTCTCAAGGACAGTATAGGGGACAAATACTTCTATACCATCAGAGAATGTCGCAATTATCTCATTGTCGCCATAGTAGAAATCTACTATACCAACCTGTCCAACATATTTATCAAGACAATCATCCCAATTACATTCCCATCCCTCCATGTCCACGAGGGTCGGGGAGCGGAGGAGTCTCACCTTGTCGCCAACCTTGAGCTTATTGGCGTTAATCCAGCGGTTGAGTTCTGCGTAGTAATCCTTCTCCGGAAGCGCTACGAAGTCTTTCCACGTGTGCATGAAGTTCCATTCTCTTGAGAACACGGTAAACTTGACACGGAGTCCGTTGAACTCTTCTACCATCAACTCGCAACCTCGTCCCAAGACCTCTGCGTCATTGGTATCAATGGCGATACTCCTAAACTCACGAGCACCACCGTTACCCACGTACTTGTACCTTCTGCCGACCTCGAACTCCGTTACGCCCACAGGGAGCAGTGCGGTGTAGGGCATATAATAATAATTGTTCCCAATATTGACCTCCAAGGAGAGTTCCTTGATGCCCACAATCTTAGCCACCTTGCCGACCATATCATCCATGAGGGAGTCAATCCACATGTACAGCCAACCATCCTCATAGTTTTCGGGTTTGCGATACACGTACACTCTCGAACCAGTCGAAAGATGGTTCACCTTCAACCACTCTGCCTGTTTCTCTTTATATCCCATTTCCTTCTCCTCCATCCAATCGGGGCTTATCCCGTAGCCCAACGCATTACACTCTTCCTTGGTCTTGCCGTCACACTCGAAGGGCCACTTATAAGCCAATCTAATCGGTTGAGCAATCGGGTCAAACTCCTTCATCACACGCAAATACTTCTCTCTGCTGAATACTTTCATCTTATTCATCATTCATAATCCTCCAACGCAATGCGCCTTTCGTACTTTGCGCAATCCTCTTCCATTCCAGTGCAGTCAATCCCTTTCAACTTCCTCACTATCATGGTAACTTGACAATCGATATAACGCCTTGTGTTATCTTCACGAATGGGGTCTATTGCACGCAGTATGTTTTGTACATGCTCTTTCACCAAGTCATACATTGGGTGCTCTTCATTTTTTATCCTCATATGTTCTGACTTCTGCTGTTTCAGCATGTCTTCCAGTGTATCCACCAGCTTCTTCTCGCAAGGACGGAGTCTCAGCCACATTTCTGCGAGTGTCACCTCATCCATGTCCGTGCAATCCCAGTCACCCTCGAATAGGGGGCAGTTACCGCAAAGCACCCCGACACAAGTACCATCAGCCACAATCCGCTCGCACGCTTCTCTTTCTGTCATAATTTCCTCCCACACATCGGGCAATACTGTATACCACACTCGTAATGCTCGCTACCGAACACACGAAGCTCGTCTCCTGCTACCTCAACATACATTCCTCCACCAGCAATCAGAGGTGTTCTGTCAACCCCTGTGCAATACTCACAATCACTGGGATGAGCCACCAGCCACGCTCTCGCAAGGACAACCTCGTCCCTGCCAAGACACTCCCATTCTCCCCATAGCGGGCAACTACTACAACTCACTACCAAACAATCACCGTCTTGAACAATCCGCTCACATGCTTCTCGTTTTGTCATACTCAACTCCTTAGAATTTATAGAAGGCATCCAAGACGCCCTTTCTCCTTTCCTATGTCTGTACATTACACCTTTTTTGACTTCTTGTCAACACCCAATTCAAAAAATCTCACATTTTCTTTCGCCTTTATCCTCAAAAGACGGCCATCCACACTCATCCGCTCGATGTCGCTGTACGGTATCTCCACGTCCTCGCCACCCTCCTTGGGCCTCATGAGCACGGCGGTGTCCGTCAGCACGATGCGGTAGGCCTTGGTCTCGAAGGCCCCTCCTAGGAGCCTCACGAGTCTCTTCTCGACGCTTCTGTCTGTCATCTCACCTCCTCATACCCGCCATCACGCAAGGCCTTGCTTATATCCACCGCTCCTTGGAAGGAACCATCCAGTTCCGACCAGCTCAATACTTCCCCTCTCGAGTTGGCAGGGAAAATATACGTCTCAGGCATGTTTGTGTCGAATGCGCAATCGATTGTAGATACGATAATGAATCTGAATGTGACATAATTGCGTTTCTTTGGCTTCTCGAGTCTGAACAACTCGGCGTATCCTGCGAACCCCTCTACGCTTCTTACGAATGTTGCTTTCATCTTTTTATCTCCTTCTTGTATACAATTTCAGACTCTTCTTGCGCCCAACTCAGATACGAGTTACGACCGGTTGCGACCATCTCATCATCACGATATATCTTCCATGCCCATATATCGCGTCCTACCACGAATGTCACAATCCTCACCCCTTCCTCGGGTTTTGCTTCAAATTTTCTGTCGTTTTTCTTCTCCCATTCGAGTGTAATTAACATCTTGTTGCCTCCTCTTTGTCTCCTTGTTTTGAAATCTGTGTTCAGTATATTCGATGTTTGGGAGCATGTCAACATATATTTTGAAAAATATGAGCCACCACATCAACCGTCCAAGCATTTCCGATTGCTCTATACGCTTGTGTTGCGCTTATCATGTCTGTATAGCCATCCGGGAGTGTTTGTAATCTTTCATATTCTCGAGTGGTCAAACGTGTCAATAGACCATTTCGATGTACATAATTTGCATTCCAACTCTGTTCCGCTCGCACGGTAAGACAACCAGCCTTCTCCGGGTCTATGTTGCAGTATCGCTTTTCGATGCTTTTCTTACCTTTCTCGCTGGTAAGCCAACGCATTCTTCCGGGGGTGAGGATGGCTTGTTCTGGTACACCTTCTTCGAGTATGTCTTTAAGATATATACCTTTATCTTCTGGTAGGTCAAATGGTATGTTTGTCCAATACAATCTGTTTCTGTTCTGCGCACTCACCAATGCGCTGTTTATGAGAACCGGGTTAACCCCCATGAGTTTGGTTATCTCATCGACAGCTTTCTTGTTTCCTCTCACATTCTCCAACAGGAACCACCTCGGTTTTACTTCCTCTTTTATCCGTAGATATTCATAAAACAGTCCACTTTTACCTTCCAAACCACTCCCATCACCGAGTGTACTGATGCTCTGGCACGGAGACCCACCAATCAGAAGGTCGATTTTAGGGAGCGTTTCCGTTCGTAACTCCGTCACATCACCCAATTGTATTATATCCGGGTGGTTAGTCATTGCTACCTTTATCGCATTTGGCTCAATCTCGGACGCATAATAATTCTCGATTCTTTTTCCAGCCCTCTCCAATGCCAGTTTTCCACACGCAATACCGTCGAATAAACTTAATACATTCATCTCTTTTGTCTCCTTGTTTTTCCAGTATATCGGATAAATGAGAGCATGTCAACACTTTTTTGTTTATTTTTTTTGAAAGATTATTTTTAGACAGATTCTGGAATATGTAAGGAAAATAGGGTATGTCAACACATTGTTTCAAAAAAACCTGTTTTTTCATATTTTTTTGCTTTTGTGTCGTCTATTGGTTATTAAATGTAGCTAAGAGTGATTTTCTGCGACACTTGGGACACATAGGTTTTTTCTATGTGTCTTTTTTTATTTGTTGTATTATAATGATTTATTTTTTAAAAAGACACATAGACACTTATTTTCTATAATTAGTAAAATACACATATAAATAAGTAAAAATAAGGGTTTTTTTTCGTTGTATATAAAAGAATAGGGCGATTTATGTGTCTATGTGTCTTTTTCAAAATTAAGTTGTTGCATTATAGTGAGTTACGGGAGACACATAGATTTTTCGTTGCTGTATGCGTGTGTATTACTTGACATTTGCCTTATTTTCTGCTATAATGCGGTATTGAGGATTGGAGGTGGATATGGCGAAGGTTGGGAGACCGAAGAAAAAAGAACCCGATGTTGATATGTTGCAGTATTCCGATGGTTCGCCACGTAATCCGAATAAATGGTCGAAAGACGCCAATGCGGAAAGATTGGGCAGACAGGTTGAAGGCTCTTATGAAGGAGACAACCATCGACCCGGTAGTGGCATGTACGCAGGGATGGCGAATCCCCATGAGTTCCTCACTTTTTATCGTGAAGCCAAGAAGAAACCGCATTGTGGCAGTCCTTGGGCGTATGGCTCGGTCAAGGAACTCGAGAAGGAGGTGGATGCTTACTTTGATTTCTGCATCCATCGCAGGATAGCCGTATCGGTTGCGGGGCTTGGTGCTTGGCTTGGGGTGAGTGTTGCTACGTTGAGTTATTGGAAGCGTAATCGTGAGACACACCCGTTCTATGAGGTCATTGAGGTGGCAATAGCGTTCATTCACAGCATGGCGGAGCAAGGAGCACTCGATGGCAACGTTCCTGCCAATGTTTTTGCCTTTATCTCGAAAAATTATCATGGAATGAAAGATATACAAGAATACGCAGTCGAGCCAGTCAAGCAACTCTCTATACTGGAACAAGATAGGATTATTGATGCACTACCGGAAGATAGCTAATTTTATTGTATACAATTTTAGACCCCATTTCGGGGTCTTTTTTATGCTCTATGAAAAGGATACACACTCATATTGCCTCTGTACTGCACGCAAATCACTCAAGTGGGGAATTATACCACTTTCTCATGAAAGTCCAGCACACGCAATCCTCGTGCGTCTGAGAGCAAGTTAGAGCACATATGGATATTCTACAAGGACCCGGGCGCATATATACCCACTTCGCCACCCACCTCGGGACACAATTCGCCTTGCTCATAATGGCTCCACAATCAACGCAAGAAGGGGAGAGGGGGAATTATACCACTTTTCCACAAAGATTGATTCTACGCAATCCTCGTGCGTCTGAGAGGACGTTAGACCACGTAGTGGTATTACGTCTGGGAGGCTATTAGGATACAAGGACTCGTGCGCTACAAGGATTCGGGCGCATATATAGTTATTCTACAAGGATTCGGGCGCATATATACTACTAGGACCCGGGCGCATATATGGGGGGAGAAGGGGAGAGGGGGGGAGCGGTTCTTGACACTTGCCTGGAATCTGTAAAACACGTGGCTGATATATTAGTACATTAGTATATTAGATAAAAGCCTAGTAAAGGTATGGGATTTATAAGACTTTATATCCTAGCAAATCCATTGGATTTATAAGACTTTATATCCTAGCAAATTAATGGGAACAATAAGAATTGCATATCCTAGTAAGTTAATGGGAGTTGTAAGAATTTATATCCTAGTGGATTGGTGGTATTACTTGCAAGTTTCATGCCAAGTTTCCCCCTGCAAGTTTCATGCCAAGTTTTAAGTGTACCACTGTACCAGTGTACTAAGGAGGTAATACACCTATGCAAGTTCCGTGCCATGTTTTAGGCAAAAAAAAGTGTATCTAATATGAAAAAAGGTGTAGACACACTATCTCATTGGGTGTATCTTATAGGTATCCTAGACAAAGAGAGGTACTGAAAATGGCAAAGTATTATGTTCGGTCGTCTTATTATATGAGCGGGGACCGTTGCGTGTGTGACATTATCGAGGCAGATACAGGTGTCGAGGCAGAAAAAAAACTCGAGCCTATCGCAGGTACGGTTGCTTTGTGGGATTGTTGCGCAACGTATGACGAGGCATGGAGTCTGTGCAATAAAATTGTAGTAAGGTTCAATAAAAGATAAGGAGTCTAAAATGACACAATTTGAGCGTGAACTGCGATTGTTGGATAGGTTTTTGGCTAGCGGGTGTGAAAACCCGCTTGTATTCCTTTTTAAGTTTTTCTGGAGGTAGAAAATGAATTATTTCTTGAGAGAGAGTGAGGTGTCGGAGTCTGTAATGCGCGAAATTCTAGGCAAATTGAGCTATTTTGTTGATGTGGCAGATAAATTTGACGGTAAATTGACTGTGGTACCACGGGAGCATCGGGAGCGTGTTGTCTATATCGCACAAAGTGACGACAAGCACGGATTTATACAAGAGAGATTAATATATGTTGCCTATGGGCCGGGATATAAGCGTTCTGAGGCAACTATATCATTGTATGAGCATGGCCACCATGGTACACCACTGAGCAATGACGTTATGTATCGAGACAAAGTAATTCCATCAAAAACTAAATTGATGGCAATCGCTAAAGATATTTTCAGGTGAGGTATAGCATGATTAAAACTGGTGTTTTTACCACATATAGCTTTTTAGCAAGCTATTTGGTCAATCGTGATGCAAGTGGTTTAAGTGATAACTTGAAGGCTATTGCCGATAAAGCGGTAGAGCAAGTGGAAAAAAGAGTTGGTGCAAAAATTGACATTGTCGACTGTGTATCTGACGGTTTCGCATATCCAACGTATCCTAGTGACAACGGTTTGCCGAAAGGTGACTGTAGCGTATATACGTATCTATATTAGGAGGTATAGCATGGATTATTTTACACGTATCAACACAATAGAAAGTGCATTGTGTGAGTTCCAAACTGATTTAGCATTAAGGTTCATCCTACAATATCATGGATACCAGCTATTTGATGAGGGGTTCTATCAACACCTAGTTGAGGAAGGTGTCCTACTAGAGGAAGAGGAAGAGGAAGAGGAAGAGGAAGAGGAAGAGGAAGAGGAAGAGGAAGGAGCAGAAAATGAAAGATAGTTTTTTGACAACACGTTATCGCAACGGATACATACACACTGCTAGCAATCGTACCACTGGTAAGTGTGAAGTCATGGCTACTTATGGATACGTGACAGTAACGTGTAACACGGTCATAGGTGCCAAACGATGGATAACAAAGCAGGAGGCTTTATAGTGGGCAACATAATATTGACGGTCATAGTCATTCTAGCTTTACTTATCAAAGATTGACAGTAGAAAACAGCTCCCCTTCACTGGGGAGCTTTATTGTGTCCATACGCTACGTTATTGATACAAGTAATGTATGGATACCACTTTACCAGTTGCGTTGATTATAGAGCCATTGTGGTAGCTATATGAGCTTGTATGGTATCGGGCTGGCATGGTATAAATCACTAGGTGGTCACTGGTGGTTATATCCTAGTATCCGAGTGGGATTTGCCAAAGTCTTATATCCTAGTAAATTAATAGGCATTGTAAGTGTTGCCTTGTCGGCTATATCCTAGTGGACTGGTAGGGTTTTAGGCTCATTAACCTAGTGATTTGCTATTAATTAAGTGTGTCATTATGATACGTATGATAGTTATATCGGTTTTATATGGGAGGGGGAGGGGAGGATACCCCTATTTTAGGTATTTGGCCGGGCGTTGTCAGCCGTCTGAGTAGCCCAAAGAAAAATTTTGACTTTTCAATACCCCATAACTCATAGCACCACAAACCCCACCCAATTCATGTAACAGCCTTCCTCATCAGATACTTGCCTCTCCATCCCATACCGGCAACAAAGAAGTACCCCTTGTCAAGCTCGGTCTCGGTGATGGCATATTCATCCGGTGATTCAAGGTACATACCCCGCACATACTCCTCAGCCTTCCCGAGCGAGCTGAACACCCCCTCGACATGACTCCCCTCGCCATCCATATCGTAAGCCTCTACTACATACACTTGCATAATCACTCCTCCTAGGACAAGCATACCCCACTTCGCAGGTTTTGTCAATAAAAAAAAAAAGAGCCTCCTAAGAGACTCTCCCCATCACCATCCGATAACCCCAATGCGTGACCTGCATACGGGTCAACGGTACAAGCCCCTCACCGAGTGCCCGGTTGAGCTCCTTCTCGAAACCCACAATCGAGCTGTTGAACACCACGACATTGAGCGGGCCTCTCAACTTCTCGAAACCCTCATCGAGAGCTTCCCTTACTGGTTCATTCATCCCTCAACTCCTCTTGTTATAAAGAAATGGTCAATCTCCAACTCATCGAGAGCTAGCTTCTCATCATCGACAGGGGACAAGTCAAGCCACGTCCATGGGTCGATGTGGTCTCGCAGGTACTCGTTGTTACGAGGATGGAGCCTCATTCCTTGGCAATGGTACTGCTCCCCCTGCTCGAGGGGTCTCGGGGCGTTCTGCTTGAACACACGCATCATCCACTCGATGTACTTGCGCCCGTTGCGCTCCTGCCGTTTCCTGTCCGCCATGCTCCTGCGGTGGGTCAGTCTCTCGAAATCCCACTCGTCTGTACTGAATGGTAAAATCATATAAAACTCCAGTTTTGCATTTCTAAGACCCCATTTCTTGCCAAAAGTGGCAAAAAAGCCCAGTTAAAAACAGAAATCTCGCATTTATAAGTGGCTACCCCTTGTGTGTGTTCTCTTGGGCTGGTGTGAGTCGTTGCTTGAGACCCCGACCGCACATTGGGCAATAATTGATAGTTTTTATTGCTTCACTTTCACCGCTTGCACCAAGTTCAGTACCGTGCATCCACAAATCTACATATTCGCTTGTTGCTAAATTTATGCCTTCTCCACTTTCACAATATTTACAACTCATTTATTTCTCTCCTTGAGCATGGCGTCTGCTAATTCATAGGCTTCTTCTGATATAGCTGAGTGCCAATCGAAACCAGTTTATCCCCGATAGCTGGAGGGGGAGTCGAACCCCCATCCACGGCTTATGAGACCGTGTCGTCACCTTGACTTCCAGCGATGAGCCAGCAGTAGGAGTCGAACCCACATCAAACAGTTTACTGGACTGTTGCCTTACCGTTGGGCCATGCTGGCAAATGGTCGGGGAGAAGCTGGGCAACTCCCCACCACCTTTCATAACTCAAGCCCTTCTATGGTGGGCCACTCCCGCCGTTCTCCGAAAAGATACGGTGCGCTTGTGAGGACTAACAGGACTCGAACCTGCAAGTTTACTGGGCCCTTAATCTATCCAGCGTTCCTTATAGTGGATGGAGCAAACACAGATTGTATGCTTCTTCCCATCCACCACACTCGGGTTGCGTCTACCATTCCGCCATAGTCCTATCTTCTGTCCGGACTTTTCTTTCACGAGGCAGTCCTACCTCGAAACTCATTCTCATCGCTCAATCTTCTTGACCTCGTCATCATACGTCTTGAAGCAAACGACATCCTCCTCATCGTTGTAATAGACCTCGTATCCCTGCCTCACAAGGGAGACCACGAGGCTATCGATGTACTTCTTGTCGTTGATGTGCAGGCTTATCTCGTATTCGTTCATGGAAATACTATATCACATACAACCACTATGTGTCAAGCCCTAAATGAAAACTCCCATACCTAGAGGGGATATGGGAGAAGGAGGTGTGCCGTGTGAGATGTCCCGCTGTTGACACAAATGGAGGAGGGTGAACACGGACACAGGGGCAGAATAGTCTCACATCCATGCTCACCTCGTATTATATACACTTTCAGTGGAAATGTCAATGTAGGTTCTTGACATTTTACGTCAATTCGTATATAATAGCCACCGAGGAGCAATGGATGGAAATGACTCTGGAACAGATAATCGAGCTGAGGGATAAGGGTCTCTCATGGCGTGAAATCGGGATGTTTTTTGCAAGCGAAGGCGAGGAGCCGTATCTGGTGGGTGAGAGGGCACGCTCCATATACCGCAAGCAAGGCACACCGACCCGCAGGTTCCTAAGGTCGAACAAAGACGGTTCCGCCACCAGTGAGGTGACGGAGACCCATCAAGACCCAAGGGAGTTCGACAACGATGCACTGTTGCGTTACCACGGCTACGACCCCGCATACTGGAGGGTAATCGAGTCCACCTGCACCAAGCGGGGGGAGAAATGGTCGAGCCGTATCAAGGTGGTGGCACGTGAGGTACCGCAGTTGCAGGAGGACATGCTCGCCGAGGTCATGGGTGGTATGCTCAAGCGCCTTGACAAGGTGAGCATCGGGCATCGGTGGAAGAGCAGGGTGTTCGACCGCTGTGCGGTGGTGGCACTGTACGATGTGCACTATGGGCGAAGGACGCTGGGTGGGGAGACCCATGATGTTGCCGAGGATGTGATGACGGTAATCGAGGCACTGGTGGACAAGCTGGACGAGAAAGGGGTGGACAAGGTGTTCGTCACCATCGGGCAGGATTTCCTCAACTCGGACAACCCGCAGGGCACGACAACCAAGGGCACACCGCAGGACAACTCGATGGCGTGGCACGAAATGCTCGCTGGCGGGCTGGCACTGATGAGCAGGGTGGTGGAAGCACTGGCAGGAGTGGCCGAGGTCGAGGTGATATACTCGGAAGGCAACCACGACATGGTGCTCAGTTATGCGATAGCGAAGGCATTGGAAGAGAGATACAGGGGGGACGAGCGGGTCACGGTGGACACAGACCCCTCCCCGAGGAAATACAGGCAGTGGGGAACCACGGCAATCGGGCTGTCCCATGGGGACAAGGAGGCAGACCTTCCCACGGTCATGCAGATGGAGAACCCACGGTTGTGGGGGGAGTCAACGTTCCGGTATTGGTTCTTGGGACACCTCCATCAGTTGAGCCTCGCCGAGAAGAACGGTGTGACGCTCGTCCGTTGCAGGGCAATGGCACTGCCCGATGAATGGAGCCTCCACAAGGGGTTCGTGGGGAGCGAGCGTGGAGTGACGTGCGGTATAATCGATGATGAGATTGGCTTGGAGGAGATATGGCTGATGCGACCTTAGAGCGGATTAAGAAGCTCAAGAGCCAGCTCACCGCACGCAACAGGAAGAAGATGCCTCTCATGCTCAAGGCGGAGAAGTACAAGGTGCTGGCGAACCTCTACCACACGAGCCAAGACTTCGTGAACGCCCACAAGACCAACAAGACCATCATAGAAGAGATACGCCCGTCCCTCATCCGCAAGGAGAAGGACGTGGAGGAAAGGAAACAGCTCCTCATCATCCTTCGGGACGCATACACCTACTGCGCAAGGGAGGACTTCGAGTGCTTCCTTGTGGCGATGGAGTGGGACAGACCCCCGGAGAAGCGGTTCTATGGGCCGAGAAAGGAGCGTCTGAGTCCGGTGGTACACGAAATGCAGAGGCTGGCGGACGGCGAGCTTGACGTGCTGGCGGTTTCCATGCCACCTCGTGTGGGAAAGACCACGCTGAGCCTTCTGTACCTCCTTTGGAGGGGTGGGAGGAACCCGAACAAGGCAATATTGAGTGCGGGCTACTCGTCCGCCCTCGTAAACTCGTTCTATGATGGGTGTCTTGAGTTCATCAACTCACCGGAGTACCGATTCTTGGACATTTTCCCGTCCTCACCGCTCATTTCCACGAGTGCGAAGAACCTCACCCTCGATTTGGGTGAGAGACGCAGATACAGGACGCTGACGTTCCGCTCCATCGATGGTTCGGTCACAGGTGCAACGGAGGCAAGCGACCTCCTGTACTTGGACGACCTCGTGAGTGGTATTGAGGAAGCGAGGAACATCAACCGCCTTGACACGTTGTGGGAGAAGGTCTCATCGGACATGCTCCAGCGTAAGAAGGACAACGTACCCATGCTCATCATCGGTACACGATGGTCTATCCATGACCCGCTGGGAAGGATTGAGGCAAAGTACGAGGGTGACGAACGGGCGAAATTCATGACACTTTCCGCTGTGGATGAGTTCGGTCACAGCAATTTCGATTATGATTACGGGGTGGGGTACAGTACCAAGCACTATGCCAACCTCAAGAGCATGACAGACCCCGTCACGTGGGAGTGTGTGTACCAGCAGAACCCCATCGAGCGGGATGGACTGCTCTTCACCGAACTTGAGCGGTTCTTGGAGATACCGAAAGACCCACCGGACGACATATTCGCCTTCGTGGACGTTGCCTTCGGTGGTGATGACTTCCTCAGTATGCCGATAGCGTACCAGTGGGGTGATGATGTGTATATTGTGGACTGTGTGTTCCTCAAGGGAGGATACAGTGTCACCGAGCCTATTGTGGCGGGGTATATCAAGCGTCATGGAATCAAGCGGGTGGTGTTCGAGGCGAACAACGGTGGTGACTTCTACTCGAGGGACATATCGAAGATGCTCAAGGACGATGGCATACATTGCAATATCCTTGCCCTTCGTGCGCCGGGGAAGAGTGGCAAGCTGAGCCGTATCATCCAACATGCCCCTGCCGTGAAGGAGTGGTACTTCCGTGACCAGTCGCTCTACAGCAGTGAGGAATACTATGGGGTGTTCATGGGGCAGTTGCTGTCCTTCGTGCAGACGGGGAAGAGCAAGCATGATGATGCTCCCGATTCATGTGCTGGATTGGCGAGCATGATGAGGAAGTACACAGTACAGGCAGTCAAGTTCTCCGACAGGCGTTCTGTCGGGTTATAAGGGGTGAAACAGTGGATTCAACAATCATAGGAACACTGATAGTTGCTGGGTTTGCATTGTTGGGGACAATCATCAGTGCAAAATATGTCTCGAACGTGGAAGTTGTGAAATTACAGATGCGGATGAAAACATTGGAAGATAAGGTCATGGCACACAACAACCTAATCGAACGGACGTATGCTTTGGAAAAAAAAGTCAATCTGCTCGAGCATTGTATTGAACATAAGTAAGGGGGAGATACATGTCGATAACAACCCATGTCTATACAGGCAGACGACAGTTGTTCACTGAGTATTTGCCGGAGAAGATGCGGAAGCCGAACAGTACAGCTCCCCTCTTGGATGGTACCACGGTACCTACGGTAATCAAGAACGTGTGGGGAGACCACATGCAAAACGGTATTGAAATAGAATACCTCATCAATTATTACAAGGGACGACAGGATATTCTCGACAGGGAGAAGGTCGTGAGACCCGATGTGGACAACAGGGTGGTGTTCAACCATGCCATGGCTATCACCCGTGACATCGTGGGGTACACTTTTGGTAAGCCGATTCGTTATGTTCATCGCACAGTTGAGGCACAGAAGACAGTGGCAGACCTCAACAGCATGGTCGAGGCAGAGGATAAGTTCACTTCCGACCAAGAGTTGGCAACCTATGCCTCCGTTTGTGGAACATCCTATCGTGGGGTGTTCATGGATGCTTATGGTGTGGAGGATGACATTCCGTTCAGCATCGTCACCCTTGACCCTGTAACCACGTTCGTGGTGTATTCGAGTGAGATAGGACATGCCCCTGTCATGGCTTGCACGTTCTATGAGATTGCCCCGACACAGGACGGTACCGGAAAGCACGTGTATCTTGTGTACACACCGGATGAGATTTATCGGTATGAGACACGTGGTCTTGCCTTTGGAGACCTTCGTGCAGAGGACTTGGTCGAGGTGACGGAGAACGCCCTTGGTGAGGTTCCCATTGTAGAATATCCGAACAACGCATTCCGTATCGGGGATTGGGAAATGGTCAAGACCCTGCTCGATTCCATCAACATCGTTGGTTCGGACAGCGTCAATGAATTGGAGCAGACAGTCAACTCAATCCTTGTCGCCATCAACTGTGAGCTTGACAGCACCGCCAAGGAGAGTATCAAGAACGACAAGATGGCATCCATCATATCCAGCAAGGAGCTTCCTGCTGAGTTGAAGTATCTCGCACCCATGCTTGACGGTGGAACCACCGACCAGCTTCGTTCGTTCCTTATGGAACAGCTCAGACTCGTGGTTGGTATCCCAAGCAGGGATAACCGCTCCGGTGGTGGAGGGGACACGGGAGACAGTGTGTATCTCAGAGACGGCTACCAAGACCTTGAGGTCGTGGCCCGAACCAAGGAGACGTTCTTCAAGCGTGCTGAGAGGAATACTCTCAAGCTCATCGTGAAGCTGTGCCAAATCAGTGATGGATTGCTCAAGGGACTTGCAACACGCAATGTTGACATCAAGTTCACCAGAAACATGACCGACAACGTACTGAACAAGGCAAACGCCATCGCAATCCTGCATGGTACACAGACCCTTGACCCTGTTGACGTGCTCTCCATCGTGGGTATCACTAGTGAACCCGATGACCTCGTGAAGCGGGGTGAAAAGTATTGGGAGACCAAGGAGCATTCAACCGAAGTGATGTACAGTCGGGTCAAGGACGGAGACGAGAAATTGACCAATCCCGAGGACGAGTCACTGAAACAGAAAGTTGACAGATAAATTAATAGTGTTTATATTGACATTTGTTCAATAATCGTATATAATACGAAGTAGCATAAAACGGGGCGATACGTAGACCTACATGGGAGACGGAGGCGAACCGAGGAGGACATATGCCGGAAGATGTAAACAAACAAGCGGAAGAGGTCATCGAGACTGGTGACACTCAAGCAACAGAACCAAATCAGAGTACGGAAGAAATCAAGTTCGAGGACTTGAGTCCGGAGATTCAGAAGTTCATCGACAGGGAACGTGGCAAGGCGAGCATGACAGCTCGGGAAAAGGCGAAGCGTGATGCTTTGAAAGACCCCGACATCCGCAAGACCTTGCAGGAAGAACTCGAAGCAGAGGCAACCCTCACAGCGGAACAGAAAGTGGAACGCAGGATGAAGGAAGCTCTTACCATCGAGAACCGTGCCCTCGCTCGTGAGAAATTGGTTGACAGCGGTATCACAGGGGAGGAACTCTCCGAGATTCTTGAACTGGTCGTCACTGATGACAAGGAAGCCACATTGGCAAGAGTTGAGAAATTTGCCGGAGTGGTCAAGAAGGCATTGGAGAAAGAGCAGGAACGCAACACCCGCAAGGCTCTCCAGAACACACCGAAACCAAAGATTCAGACTACTGAAACCAAGGACTTCAAGGACATGGGATTTGAGGAGCGGATGAAGCTCAAGGAAGCAGACCCCGCCAAGTACAAGGCTGAAATGGAAAAGTTGCGAACCAAGATTTAATAGGAGAATTTCATTATGGCAAGAACTGGACTTTTCGGCGGTTTTTCCTTTGACCCCGAGGTTTTTACTGGGTATATCTCTGAGAGAGACCCTATCAATCCACAGCTTATCAACAGTGGCGTAGTCCGCCCTGCTGACGCTCGTGTCGCCAATTCACTCGCAAACGAGAACAACGTTGTCACCATTCGTTTCTATCAGCCCTTCGACGGGGATGCTCTGAACTATGATGGTCTGACTGACAACACCCCTGTAGAACTCAGTGGCTCCAGCATGACCGCCATGGCTTATCGTCGGATGAAGGCATGGAAGGAGCAGGACTTCACCCATGAGCTTACCGGGGCAAACGACCTCGCCAATGTTGCCCGCTCTGTCGGTGCTTACCAAGCCAAGGAGAACCAGAAGGCTCTGCTTTCCATTCTCAAGGGTCTTGAGGGAGTCGCCGATTTCGCAAGCCATGTCAATGACATTGCGCTTGAGGGAGCCGGAACCGTTGAGGACGCAAACCGTCTGACCCCCGATACTGCCATTGTAGCAATGCAGGAAGCTCTCGGAGACCATATGGAAGAGTTCCAAGTATGGTTTATGCACAGTGCGGTTTACACCGACCTCGTTCGGCAGGGATTCGCCACTGATGTGGCAATCAAGGATGGCAAGCAGAGTGAGAACCCGTTTGTCAAGTATTTCCTTGGCAAGCCCGTCATCATCGATGACACCGCAACCGCAGTAGCCAATGCAACCAGCGGAAAGGTCGAGTATCACACTTACCTGCTTGGTACCGGATTGTTCGTAACCGCCCCTGTTCGGATTGACACTCCAAACTACGTGGATTACGACCCCGAGACCACTGGCGGTGTGCAGAAGCTGTACAGCAAGTGGGGCAGACTGCTTCACCCTTACGGTTTCTCCTTTGATACCGAAAGTGTCGGAACTGAGTCCCCCACCAACGCAGAGTTCGCAACTCCTGCAATGTGGAGCATGAAGTACGACACCAAGAACATTCCGCTCGTGGCGTTCATCACCAACGTAGCGTAAGGGGGATAACAGATGGCTAAATTTGGAGATTATGTAGCATACGATGGACTTATCTATCGCATTGTTGCAGTATCCGAAGATGCCGAACCCACCTATACCTTGGAACCAATGCGAAAGAGCGAGACCGAACTGAGAAAGACAGTTGACGTCTCGCAGTCGCAGTTCTTCCTTGTTCCCAATGTCGATGCGAGAATCACAGGCGTTGCAGGTTCTGCAATGACCGTAGTCGGTTCTCGCACCGCAATGGCCAATGCGTTGGCTGATGGGTATGTAAGAGTGAAGTTCGACACCAACGGAGGTTCGTTGGTAGATGCACAGATTATATTGGAAGGTGATACCGCAACCGAACCAGCAGACCCCACATTCGATGGGTTTACCTTTGGTGGTTGGTACACCGATGATACTACATTCCTTGAGGCTTATGACTTTGCCACTCCGGTGACATCAGACATAACTCTCTATGCCAAGTGGAGTTAAGGAGTAAATAATGGCACAGATTTCAAAGGGAATTAGATTGGGTTACATGGTTTCCGGTACCAGTCCGAAAGCCTACACCTTTCTGCCCGATTTGACTGGTATTCCAGCTCTCGGTGCCACTCCTTCTACTCATCAGCGTACCACGCTCAATGACTCGATGCACAGATATATCAAAGGTCTTGTGGATGTGGGCGGAAATCTCGATTTCCCCTGCATCTTTACCGATGAGATTATCGATGCCGTGGATACCGCAATCACTGCTCAAGGGTATAACACTCTTGAGTGGGCGGTGGAGTTCCCCCTTCCTCTTGGGAAGAGGATGTACTTCACCGGAGAGGTGTCCAAGGCGTTCAATGAGTCTGTCGATGTGGACGCTCCCATCACCGGAACTGTGTCGATTGTGCCTACAAGCTCAATCCTCATGGAAGATGCCGAGTATGTGGTTGCGTTCGATACCGATGGAGGTTCCGCTGTTGCAAGTCAGACCATCAAGTATGGTGGTTTGGTGAGCGAACCAGCAGACCCGACATTGGCAGGGTTCACCTTTGGTGGATGGTACTACGATGAAGCGTATACGGATGCTGTGGTTTTCTCTTCCGCAAAGGTTGAGGGAGCAATGACACTGTATGCCAAATGGGATGTGGCATAATGGATGAACTGTTGGCGAGGCTGAAAGTCAGATTGCGGTTCAGTGGGACGGTGGAAGATGCCGTACTCCGTGACCACTTGCAGACTGCCATCGATGTGGTGAACGACATCCGACAGTACACCCCTACCTTGGAGGCTGTGGTGGAACCACAGTACCGGAGCGTGGTGGTGGAAATGGCATTGGTTGCTTACAACAAGATGGGGGCCGAGGGACAGAACTACCATGCTGAGAACGGGGTTGATAGACGCTATGAAGCAGGGTCGATGTATCCCGATAGCCTCTTGAGACTCGTGATACCGAGATTTAGGGGACAATCATGAGGATGTTGGAACGCAACGAGAAAATCATCTACCACTCAAAACGTAATCTCACCGATGACGGTATTGAGTATTTCGATGTTCCTGTTGCGCTCAGATGCAACACCATGCCAGTGTCCACTGATTGGTCAAGGACAACCGGAGGAACCATCGAGACTGGGATGAAGCGATTCATCATATCCCGTGACACCCTCCGCAATACCCTTGTATTCAATCCCTATGGTTACGACCATCCAATCGAGGGTGAGTCAGACTATGGGATGACTGAGGAAAATCCCTATGGGTGGGTCGATGAGTATCTGACAAGATGGATTCATGACTTGACCAATGGGGACAGGTTCTATGTTGACGCACAGACCCCCGACACTCCGGATGAGGAAATGATGGCGGTAGGTGCAGATTATATCGTTGCAGGAGTTGAAGATACCCCTAATTACATCGGGGTAATACTCAAGAGGCTGGCGGTATGAGACAGGTCAATGTAACACTTGGCACCGAGGGTATCAATCAATTGAAGCAGTATGTACAGTCAATGCAAGGCAAATTGGACATGGTGTTG